ATAGGTGCGGTATATGCTGTACCGACGGTTGTTAAACTCTGCGACGGCTTGACCGTCGTAATCGCTTTGCCATACAACCACGCGGTATTCCGGCTTTAGCCCCGTTTGAGAAGCTGCAAAAAATTCTTTTTGCCCGATACCTTCCACCGTAGCGAATAAATCAAGCTTTTCTTCGCTTCCGTCCAAAAGTTCCGAAACAAGCGTTATAATTCCTTCAGCCATAATAACGGCGACTCCCTTTGATTTTTGTTAAAAACATATCGTAAGCCAACATAAGCTTTTCGCTGTCTGTCGGTCTGCCGTAATTCGCCTTAACATAGGTGAGTACAGCTCCGCGAATAAGGGGATCGGTGCAGTCCGACAAATAATTGTCGGACACACCAATTCTTTTTAAATCTGCAATAGCGACTTCGCAAAGCTGTTTAATATCTTCGTCAAGCGCGTCACTCCGTGTTTTTCTTACGCGGAGCTTTGCGGCTTCTAAAAGCTCTTGCGTCACCATATTTAAGCCCCTTTACGCCATTGCCGTTATGGTTGCCGTACCTGAACCAACGCAAACATTCTTTCCGTCAACCTCGGCAACTACAATTTTCTTGCCTGTTTCGGCGGTGATTTCGTCTGTTCCATTCCAATTTGTATAGCCCGCGGATAATGTATCGCCGACATTCGGAACGGTCGGATTAGCAGCTACTTTGTACTTGTAGCCGTGACCTTCGGCAAGTGCGGGCGAAACGGTAATAACGGTTTTGCCCGAAGCAGAACCGGCGGCAGAATTTACGGTTAATTCGTTGCCGGGCGTATTATCGGTATCAGCTACTTTTTTTTTTACGCGAACAAAGCCGTTATAAGCTGCGACATTGCCCGCTGCGAAAATATCGCCCCTGTGTGCGATTTGACCCTGCTTGAATTTGTATTCTGTTGAACGCTGAATATCCAAATCAGAGAATATCGGCATTTCATAGTTTGAAAGCGGTCCGTAAGCCATAGCGTAATCGCCCGCCGAAGATGTGCTTGCGGAAATTGCCTTACAAGCAGAATTGATAATGTACGGTACGCCGTCAATAGTGCCGGTGTTGCCGTTATTAACGACGGTATAAGCCTTTCTTCCGTCCTGCAATCTGCAAGTCGCAAATTCCTTTAAGTCCAACTTGTTAAGAACAAGTACGGCTACATCTTCAACATCTTCTTCGCCGCCGTAGCTATAAATAATGGTATCAAGCGTGTTTGCGTCGATTTTCGAAATAGAAATATCGGTGTTACGGTCGATAATATCGTCGTCAGCGCTTGCGGGATTGTAGAAAATTCCGTAAAGCTTTCCTGCACCACCTGCTCCGACAAGAATTTGACGGGAAAGATATTTACGGATCGCGATTTCGGTAGATCCACCGATTGTTGCGTCATAGTCTGCGGGTGCAAGCTTCGCAATCTCTTCCGGCTCTTCACAATAAGCGGTAATTTTGGTTTTTGTCATTTCGGCATAACCGAATACGGGTTCGGCGTCGTTGTAATCTGCACCTTCTGCCGTATATCCGCCCGTGCCGTAGCCTTTAATAAATCCGCGCTTGTAGCTCTCGCCGCCAAGAAGCAAGAACGAATGAACACGATCGACAAGGCTTGAAACCTCATTGAATCCGGGCTTAACATCATTTGCCGTATGCTGTGTAAGAACGGCAGACGAAGAAGATATTGCATTTTTAACCGCAAATTTCTTCGTTACTTTGTTTCCGGCTTTAAGAGCCTTGCCGCGCCTTGTAGCGCTGTCTTCTGGGTCTGTGCCGTTTTCGCCGCTCTGCTGTGCGCCTGCGGGTTCTGCCGCACCCTCTGCCGCTCTCTGAAGGCGGGCGCGGGCTTCTGCTTCCTCGATTTTCGTCTGTAAATCCTCGGCTTCTGTAAGAAGCCTGTTAAGGGCTTCGGTGTCGCCCTCTTTCACTTTTGCCGCTTCTGCATTGATAGCACGCAAGCGGGCTTTCATTTCCTTTACTGTCATTTTGTTAAACTCCTTTCGAAATTCCGTCTATTACGACGCGTTTAATTTTTTCCGCCGTTTTTTCGGCGATATTATCAGCCGCTCGCGCGGATTTGATAATCTCTTTCGGTACTTTTGCGTAAGCCGATACGGTATCGGTGAATTTTGCGGCGTATTCTTTCGCCGCTCCCCCTTCAACCGTAAAATACTTCGCGGCTTCCTCGCCGTTCAGCCAAGTTTCTTCCGCAACCATTTTTTGAATGTCTGCAATGTCAACCCCGTCGGCAAGATGTTCTTTGTAAATGTTTAAAATTCCCGTTTCTATGGCGTCAAGGTCTGCCGCCAATTTGCGGCATTCTTCCGCATTGCCTATACAAGCCGCATAAGGCTTGTGGATCATAAGAAAAGCATTAGACGGAATTATTACGCGGTCGCCCGCAAGAGCGATAACCGACGCAATAGAAGCCGCCATACCGTCAACATAAACCGTTTTATATCCGCTATGCCGTTTCAGCATATTGTAGATAGCTATTCCGGCGAATACAGAACCGCCGCCGCTGTTTATGTAAATATTTAGGTTTTTGCCTTCCTGCTCTTTTAAGAAATCGCGTATTGCTTCGGGGTATTGGTCGCTGTCCGCCCAAGCTCCCCACCAATCCGAAACAATATCACCGTAGAAATACAAATCCGCGCTTGTAAGCGTTTCGTTTTTCACGGTTAAAAACTGTTTCAAATTGTCGGTAGGGGATTTCTTTTTTTGAATGCTGTTAAAGATTTTCATTTTTTCGCCCCCTTTCAAGTAATTCTTTGATATTATCGACCGTGGAATCGCCCGATTTATCTTCTTCAGGTTCGCCGCTGCCGGCCCCGTCCTCTTTGCCCGTTTGGTATAGGCTTTGGTCGTCTGCTTTAACAAAGTTAAGCGATACCATTCGTACATCGCCGCCGTCTATTTGCGGCATATACATTAAGTCGCGATATTCGTTAATGGTAATAACGCCGCGGTCAAAAAGGTCTTTCCCGATAGCGCTTCTTGTCTGAAGCGTCGCATATTGCAAGCGGTTTGAAGTGAATACAATTTTATTCCCGCAACCTCTTTCACGGTCGGTAAAAATTTTAAAGGTAAATTCAAGCGAAAGCTGTATTGCAATAGGTTCAATAACCGCTTCGTAAAAGCTGTTCCATTCCGCTTCGGTGTAAAGCGAAGTTAATATTTTTTCGTTTACTCCGTAATAACGGTAAATGTTTTCGCGGAAAAACTGAACCTGTGCCGTCGGTATCGGTCGCGGCTGCTGCGTGATTTCTTTAAACTCGTAAGCGCTGTCAAGACCCGCTATGCCGCCTTCGTTTTCTGCCGACATATAGGCTTCTCGAAATTCTTTTACCTTTGCTTTTATATCGTCTTCGTCGGCTAAATTGTTAAACTTTAAATATCCGCGCAAAGAAGCGGAATTTTTAATAACATTCTTTATGCCGTTGTAGGTCGTTTCCAAAAGGTCGGTTGAGTTTTGCAATTCACTGTCCGGCGGTGTTCCCAAAAATCGTTTTTTGTTAAATCGCCCTTTAAGGTGTATTACAAATTGATATGGTACGGTGTATTCTAAACCGTCGTAATCCCTTTTTCGTCCTCAAAAATACGGTGAGAACGGACCGTTACCGGCTGTATGCGTTCTATATCCGAAAAGTCGGCGTTGTAGAAAATAACCGCAAAAGAATTTGAAGCATAAACAAGGGTGCTTGCCATTCGGTAAAGAAAATCGAATGTGGATATTTCAGGGGCAGGGCGTAGGTTCAAAAGCCGTGAAATACGGTCGTTTTTAATCGTCGTGCCTTTTGCGTCCCTGCGTATTACTTGCGGCGAAAGCTTCGCTACATTGGTTGCAATGGAATTAGCAATACTGCCGACAATTTCATTTTCCCGCAATGTTCCGCTCGGTGTGTATTCACTTCGGCTGAAAATCAAATGTACGCTTTTCTTAAACCTTGAAAGAAATTTTTTAAATATGTTCATATCGTCACCCCCTTAAGCGGATTTTTTATTTTTAAGAAGCTTTCCGATTTCGGAATAATATTTACTTCTTACCGTGAAAGCGTCAATAACGGATACAAAGCCGTCGATATGTAAGCGGCGTTCTATCTTGACCGGCTTTTTCCTTCCGTCGCCTGAATTTATTTGAACAGCTACATTCAGCAAGTGAGCCTTTAAAAGCTCGTTTTCGCCAATCTGTACCACCTTGTCTTTTATGCGGCTTTCAAACTCGTCAAGTAAAGGCGAAAGGTTTGTACCCTGATAAACATCATCAGTTTGTAACCCACTTTGCTTTAAATCCTGTATCAGATAGGTAGCAGACCAACGGTCGTAACCTACTTTAAGCGGGCGTATTTTATATTTTTTAATAAGCGTCATAAGCCATTCCTGCACATCTCTGTAATCTATATCGTGATTTCCCGAAAGCGTTAAATACCCCTGCTTTACATATTTGCCGTACGGTATATTGTCTTCCTCGACAGATTTTTCAAAGCGGTCTTTCGGCATAAAGAATTGTGTAAATATATAAAACTTTCCGTTCCGCTCGATAACTATTGAAGCGGCTGTAAGGTCTGTTGTTTTTGAAAGGTCGATACCGGCAACGCAATAACAACCGCGGAAATCTTCAAGCGTGTATTTTTCACCCGAAACAGCGTCCACATCTTCAAAATCAAGCCACGCAATAGACGAATTTTGCTTAATATTGCAGTATTTACATAAAAATTCGGCTTTTTTTGATAAAGAAATGCGGGCAATTTTGATTTCTTCGGTGTAAAAATCCACCGAAACGGAAACGCCCAAATTCGGATTTGCTTTTTTGATTTCCTCTATATCGTCCCATTTTTCAACATCATCAATCATATAGAGGAACGGCAATAATCGGGCTTCCTCGCTGTTGCCTTTCAAAAAAGCCGTAGACCGCTTCATAAGTTCGTCATATATGCCGTCGTTAATATATCCAGCTGTTGAAATAGAAAGAATAAGCGGTTGCTTACGCGCTCCAAACGCCGATTTCATAACTTCATATTGCTTTAAGCCCTGTTCGCCGGGCCACGCTTCTATTTCGTCGCAAACGGCTAAATGAGGGTTAAAACCGTCTGATTTTTTCGAATTGAAAGCAAGGCGTTTAATACTTGTGTTCAGTTCGGGAATATACACATCAGAACGGCGCTTTTTTGTGAAATCGGGGTCGCCCAATTCTTCGTCGCTTTGCGTAATCTGATAAAATGCGTCGTATACAAGATCGGCTTGTTCAAGCTTCGGCGCAAGGCAGTAAATTTTTGCGCCGTATTCGCCGTCAAGATATGCCATATACGCAATAATTGCTGAAGCAAAAAGCGTTTTGCCGTTTTTTCGGGCTACAACAATAAAAACTTCGCGAAATTGCCTGTAACCGTTTTCGTCAACAATTCCGAAAATGGCTGAAACAACGGCTTTCTGCCATAATTCAAGCTTTAAAAGGTCGTTTCGTCCTTCCGAATGGTGACAAAAGTTTTCGATAAAAGTAATTGCCTTATTAGCTTTTTTTGCGTCAAAAATGTATGAGCCGCTCTGCAATCCCTTAACAAGAATTTTGTATATCTGCTTAATCCATTTCCCGACGGTGACGCGTCCTTTTTCTATGGCGTCCGCATACTCAAAAATGTAATTCGCATAGGGCATTTTAATCCCCCATAAGCTCCCTTAATCGGCTTTTTTTAGGCTTCGAAGCGGGGGCAATATCCGCAAGCGCTTTTAAAGCTGCGGTAAGATTTTTTTGAAGCGCTATAAGCGTTTTAACTTCGTCCGATTGCTTTGTTCCGTATTGATTTTCGCCGTTCTTGTAGTCAACTACAAAACCGTCTTTGTTAATGGTTTCTTCAAGCTCCGCAAGCGAAACGGCGTTAAATGCTGCCGTTTTTATAAGCGGCTGAACAATCGAAAACTTGTTTTTATCAAGGTCGCACAAAGCCCGCTTAATTCGGTTTACTTCTTTCTTAATTTTTTCTTCTTTTGATAAATCCTTCTTTGTTGCCATAAAAACACCGCCTTTTAATTTCTTTCGACACCCCACCCCCTCTACACGGGTTACGCGCACGCACGCGGAGTAAAATTTACCTCCATTGACCGGTTTCCTAATGAGGGGCTATTAACGGGGAACGGGGGGGAGTACCTTTCCGTTTTCGTCGATTCTGTATCGTGCGCTTTGCTTTTTGGTATGCTCTTTGTTGTGACAATCCCTGCAAAGTAATTCAAGGTTCGCCCAATTAAGCGTTATGTTTGCGTCGTGAATGTTG